CAGCCGCATGTGCAGCCGGGTTATGAGGATAATGGTTTCTGGACTATCCCGGTTTCAATTCCGTGGAGGACAGTTGCATGAGCTGTAAAGAGTGTGAAGAACGCCGCAGACTTGCCCGAGAAGCGCTCCTGCGCTCTGCTGTTGGTGAGGCGGCTGTACATGTTGCTAAAGGTGCCGCCGAACTCGCGGGCATCAAGAAGAAAACCGCCACTGCCGACCGCAAGAAGGCAGCGGCAAAACGTAAGTCCGGCGCTGCCGGAAAGAAGGCCAGTCCGGCCAAAACTGCGCAGGAGTAACGCCCAATGAGCGAAATGATCTACACCATGGCGAACACCAAGATTTTCATCTCTGAAAGTCCGGTACAAGCCAAGCTGGAAGTAACTCCCGAGGATTTCCAAGGGGTCAACTGGGTTGAAATCAAAGGCCTGTTCAACGTCGGCGAGTTGGGCGCAGAGCAGGCGGTCAACGAGTACGAGCTGATCAGCAGCGACTGGATGCTGAAGGCGAAGGGCACCCGCAACGGCGGCACCATGACTAACGTCTTCATCCCGCTGCATCTGGACCCGGGCCAGGTCAAGTTCCGCGAGGCCATCGAAGACGGCTGTCGCCCGTACGCCTTCCGTGTTGAGCGCGGCGCTGACTGTGCGCCCGAGTCTCTGGTCACCATCAGCATTGCCGATCCTGGCGTTGTGACGTGGGCCGCTCACGGCTTCCAAGAAGGCCAGCCGGTCATGTTCAGCACTGAAGGCACTATGCCGTCAGGCCTGGTCGCTGGTACGGTCTATTATGTGGTTGAAGACGGCCTGACTGACGACACATTCAGCGTTGCCGCTGAGCCGGGTGGCGAGGCTATCGAGACTACTGGCACCACATCCGGCGATATCACCGCTACCGCTCCGCCCGCAGGCATGACCGACCTGTTCCAGGGGCTGGCTCTGGATGGCGCTCGCTCCGGCGGTGCGCGTAACGACCAGTTTACCCGCACCTATGGCATTGCCGTCAACGGCAGGATCATCACCGTGTAACGAATCCCCGAAAGGGGCTAGGGCTGGGGCGGCTTGGTTCACCGCCCTGGTGCCCGACCTGAACCGCATGAACCGGAGATTCAAAATGGACATCAACGATATTATCCTGAGCGACGCCGCACTTGAGGTCATCGACAACGGCGAGTGGATGGAAGTGGACGAAGCGCCCGGCCTTGAGCTGCTGGTAACGGGTATGCAGGCTGACAGCGCTCGCAAGGCTATAAAGGCCCTTCAGGCCAAGGTCCGCGCGCAGTCACGTGGCAAGGCTTTGACCGAAGAGCAGTATTCCAACATCACCAAGGAGGTGCTGATCGAGCACGTCCTCAAAGGCTGGCGTGGACTCAAGAATAACGGCGAAGACCTGCCCTACAGCAAGGACCTTGCGCGCAAGTTCATCATGAGTCGTGGCGGGGAGCGCTTCACCATGATGGTCCTGAACGCCGCTCAGCGGCTGGATGACAATGCCAACGCCTTTGTGGAACAAGTGGGAAAGCCCTCGCCGCCAGCATCCGATGGACAATAGAAAACCCAAAAGCGGCCGAACTCATAGCAGCTTATCGGCACCACGGAGTCGACATACCGGAGGGTTTGATCCCTCCGGAGCTGAACGACATAGAGCAGGACTACTGGGTGGCTTTTTGGGACTTGGCAGGGGACAGGCAAGCTGGCGGCCCCATCCCGTGGACAGCAGTATGGCAGTACTTCCAAGTCGAGGGTTTTGGCAATTTCCATGCTTTCAAGCGCATAATCAAAATCATGGACAGCGTGTACATGAAGGCTAGTGAGCCAAAAAAGTGAGGTAGGTGATGACTGAAGTTGCTGCTCTTGGTTTACGAGTAGACGGTGTCGATAACATCGACAGTGCTTCGTCGTCCCTTGATCGCTTCACGAAGAGCAGTAAATCTGCTGACCAGGCTTCCGGTAGTCTCTCAACCGAGTCGCGCAATACCAGCAAGTCATTGGCCGATGTCGCTAGGGAAGGCGACAAGTCCTCGGCGTCTGTGTCCAGGCTTGCCGGTGCGGCTAAGGCGGCGAGTGGTGTATTGGCAGCAGCGTTTAGTGTTGCGGCAATATCTGGCGGAATAAAAGCCTCGCTGCGCACCTACGCAGACTTTGAAGCGCAGATGGCGCGGGTTAGCGCTGTTAGTCGGGCATCTTCTGTCGAGCTTGAACGGCTAACAAATACAGCGCGCAAACTTGGCGCTGAGACCGAGTTTTCAGCCAGCCAAGCGGGGGCGGGTCTTGAGTTCTTGGCGCGTGCAGGCTGGAGCGCCAGCGATTCCATTGCGGCTATTCCGGCAATTCTTGACCTCGCCACAGCGGCATCTTTGGACCTTGGTAACGCGGCGGACGTAGCGTCTAATATCATGAGCGCTTACGGCATTGCCGCCAAGGATGCTGCAAACGTCTCTGACATACTAGCCGCAGCCACTGCTAGAGCCAATACAGATGTAAGGCAGCTTGGCGATGCCATGAGCTACGTGGGGCCGGTTGCAGCGTCTCTAGGAATCAGCATGGCTGATTCAGCCGCCGCGATTGGCGCGCTATCCGACGCTGGTATTCAGGGGAGCTCAGCCGGCACGGGCCTAAGGCGTGTGCTGTCTAGTCTTGCCAATCCAGCTAAAGCGGCGCGTGATCAACTTGCTGCGCTTGGCGTTAGTTTAGAAGACGTAAACCCACAGACAAACGAGTTAGCAGATATCATCGACACGTTAGCAGCAAGCGGCATGGATGCTGCTCAGGCGCTGACGGTGTTTGGTGATCGTGGCGGCCCTGCAATTCTCGCACTTGTCGAGCAGCGTTTTAAGGTCCGCGAGCTATCAGAAGACCTGCGCGATGTCGGTGGCGCAGCTTCTGAAATGGCTGACATTATCCGCGACACGCTAGAAGGCGATCTGCAAGGTCTTTCATCGGCGTTTGCTGACGTTCAAATATCAATCGGTAAAGCATTTAGCGGCAATGCTCGCTCGCTTGTTCAGTCGCTAACAAGCGCATTAAGAGCATTTGGCGAAAACATTGAAACGATTGCCAACACAGTTGTTTTAGCGACAAAACTGGTCGCTGCTTATGTCGTCGCTGTTTACACTATACCTGCTGCAAAGGCGCTGGCATCAGCTGCCACAACTGCTTACACAGGCGTGCTGCGCATATTCTCGACTCAGGTAGCGATGACAACAAAGCAGCTGCTATCCATGCGCACAGCGTTGAGCCTAGCCGCTGCTGCTTTTGCAGGGTGGCAGATAGGCACCTATCTTCGGAAGGAGTTCGAGATCGTCGAGAGGGCCGGTATTGCCTTGATGAGCGGCCTGCACCAAGCGGCTATCCAGCTGGGCGGGTACTTCGAGCGCATGGGCGAAAGCATCAATTTCGCTCTGACCAATCCGCTAGACGCATTCCGCAATAAACTGGCGGACCTGCTGCAATCCCTCACAGGACTGGGTCAAGGCGCGCTGCGTGCACTGGGCCTTGACGGATTTGCGGACACCATCGGTAACAGTATCGAAAAGATACGCTCCAAGACCGGCGAAGAGCACAGGGCCCTGCTGGAGCAGATACGCAGGGACACCGATGCAGAAGCGGCTGCGGTCAGCGATATCTACGCCGACATGTTCGCCCACGTGGGTAAGAATGCAAAGGAAGCCAGTGCCGGCATAAGCGTCCTTGCGGACAGAGTCGGCAACCTGGCGGAAGAGACGGTCACGCTGACCGCCGCGCAGAAGGCAGCAGCTGCTGCTGAAAAGAGGCGGCTTGAAGGTATCCTCGACGAGTTGTCGGCCCTTGAACACGCCGTCGCAACGTGGGGCATGACTTCCGCTGAGGTCAAGATTTACGAACTCGCGATGCAGGGCGCAACAGCCGCGCAACTGGAATATGCCCAAGGACTTCTCGACACCCTCGCGGGACTGGAAAAGGCAAAGGAAGAGGGAGAAGCCTATCTCCAGTTGGTGGAAGACCTGCGCACGGAAGAAGAAAGGTTGACCGATGAGTTCCATGAGCGCATTGCTGTACTGGACGCTATGGCCGCGTCAACGCGCATCGCCAGCGACGAATACGCAGCGATGGCCAGCCGGGTGGCAGAGGCAGCTTTCACAGCTGCGCCAGAGTTCGGCGGCCTTGCCCCAGAAGTCGGCGGGCCGTTTGGCGAGCTGGTGAAAATCGACGAAGCGCAGGAAAAGCTCCAGTTGTGGTATGACACCCAACTAGAAATGCTGAATGAGTTCCGCAC